GCGCCACAAGCATCACATGGTCCGAATGCACACCTTGCAATGCTTCAGGTTGCTCGGCACGCGATGTTCGGGCGGAGATGAACGCTTCCGTGGGCGATGACTTCAACTCAATCCGATCCGTTTTCGGATCAAGCAACTGCCGCCACACATCAGGCAATTCCTTGACCCAACGCTTCAACTCAGCAAACAGTGCGTCATACAACTGGCTTGTCGTTGGCGCTGTCACCACCACTTTCACCGGATAGCGGCAAAGCACAAACCAAATCATTGCCCATGACGCAGCGGTCGATTTACCCACACCGTGGCCTGACCTTACGCTGATCTTTCGCTCGCCATCCGATATAGCCTGCAAAAACTCAACCTGCCAAACATCAGGCTCAACGCCAATCACTTCACGCACAAATAACGGTGCGTTGTTCGCGTACCGATCCAAGGCACGCGCAAACAACTTCACCAACTCATGATTCTTTAACTCTTCATTCACGTCCAAGCACCTTTGCAACGCCAGCGTGTGTAATCGTCACGCCATGCAATTTCATCACCTCACCGGCAATCTGACGCAACGACATGGACCCCTTCAAAGCCTTAATCGTTGCAATGGCGGCTTGCTGCTCGGCAACGGGCTCAAGGGTTGCTGCCTTGCCAGTACCTACAACGCGAAACCCAAAAGGCGGCAACCCACCAACGTGCCCGCCAGCCTGACGCTTTGCCGCCTGGCCTACGCGCTGGCGATCCTTAATCACTCGCCTTTCGTGCGTTGCAAATGCCGCCATAATCTCAAGCATCAACTGCCCATAAATATTCTTTTCATCCGTTACATCACCATGCCCATTGATGATCAACCGAATACCTAGCTCCTTGAACGCGTGAACGGTATTCAACGTGTCCATCGAATTGCGGCTAAAACGATCCAGTTTCGCCACAATGATCACATCACCAGGTTGTGGCGTCACACCGTTTGCCGCCAATCGATCAAGAAAATTCAAATGCCCCGAAACGCCAGCGTCTTCAATAAACCGATCAACCGTCAAGCCATGCGTTAAAGCGTTGCCAGTGACTTCCCTGCGTTGCGTGTCAAGGCTTGTGCCATTGGCTTGCTCGTCAGTGCTTACGCGCAAATAACCGTAGTTCATAACGCCATCCAAATCATCGTTGCGTACAGAGCGCCAAACATTGCGCCGCCAATGATCAATGTTGCTGTTGTGGACTTCATCTCGTTTCCTGTTGTGTTTGAATGGGGCTGATGCCCCTGTGATTAGATTTCAATCCAAGCAAGTGTGCTTTTTGCTTTTTCTATCGCTTCATTCCAGTTGGCTACCCAAGTAAAAGAAAAAGTATCAATGTCCTTGGCTTTAGGCTGTCCTGCATATCCTCTTGCAAAACAAAACGAATTTTTATCCCTAGTGATTTTCATCCAGTTGTTTTGGCTGCGAACATATCTGACGTTGCGCTGAAGTTTGCACTTTGTAATAACCATTACATCCATTGCCACTTGGCAACGTGCTTCAAGTTCTTCACGTGCTGTTGTCATGTTGCTACCCCTCGTGTTGTGTCAGTGGTGTAAATGTACACCGCGTTTACAGTCATGGGGGACGTTTACGCAAAAATTTTTTGGGTAGCCGACGAACGGATGAACGGTGATTGGGGGGGGTGGTGCGGAACGGTTGGCGCGTGAATCTTAACGGCTCACGTTATGCAAGGCCCGTTATGCGAAGCATGAGTGGGCGCGTGTGGAGTGCCGCGCCTACGCCGCCCCCTCGAAATGCTACCGGGGGGGGTGTTGCGCGAACGCGACGTGTCGTAAACGCGACACGCGTTGCGTTAGAGCAACGCTTTACCCGTTGTGCGGCGCAACATCGATGGTTTTGTCATCGACGTTTACGGCGTTTACGGTTTCTCGGTATCGATTCGCCATCAGGTGCGCGTCAGTAATGTTCACCTGAACGTTCACTTGCGCCTTGTTCTCTCCATACGCTTGCTGGTTCCACTTGCCAGCGAGCCATTGACGGTACTTCGATTGAATGTTCGCTAAGTTCGCCGTTTGTGGCGTTGCGTTATCGACAATCTCCAAACCTTGCTCGGCCAAACGATGCGCGGCCAGCTCGCGTGCGTGCGCGAGGGCGCGGCTGCGCTCCGGCGCCTTTTCCGCCCACGCGTAAAATTCAATCGTTGTGACCTCCATTTCCTTGGCGATATGCGTAATCGGCTTACCGTCCGCGATCAACGCAAACACAGTTTCCGGCCCGCCAAATTGATGAACAATCTTGTTAACCCTCGCCGCTATATCGCGTTTGCGCTGATTGCTTAGACTATCCACCGCGCCACGCGCTTCACGCACCGCGCCTTCTTCGCTTTCCGCCTCACCAGTACCGCTCAAACGCGTCAGATCGCCCTCAGTTCGATTTTCTGCTTCCATGTTCACTCACTTACCTTTCGCTTGTTCCATCGCCTCTAACGCGCTTTTGCTCAACGCGTAAGCCTGTTCACTGCTTCCCTTGTACACCGGACCAATATCCTCTTCCGCCATAAGCGTCAACACCACAGCACCAGGCATTGCCCGTTTAATGCTTACCGCCTGCGTAAAAAACTCCTGCTGCAAGATGATCGCCACCTCATCCATCGTCCAGCAGTCGCACTCAGGTCTCATTGCCGCGTAGGCGTGGACAGTTGCCGGATCAGCGCAAATCGCAAACACGCTCCCGTCATCCCGCTGACCCTCCATAACGCTTACCGACAACGGTTGAGCGTTCATCGCTTTAGCTTCAGCCTCCAACACGTCAAACGCACGCATCATTCCGCCACACGCTGACCTGTACGCCTCAACGTCTCTCGCTTTCCGCGCATCTCTACACCGCCATAACTGCTTCCAAAACCGCAATCGCGTTTCCTCGCTCACAAGTTCCGCCAAACGATCTAATCCCCAAACCTTATCCGCCTCACGTTTCCTCTTCATCACACTGACCGCCACACTATTCATCGCCAACACAATCAAATCATCCTCTTCAAAAGGATTCTTCAACCGATCCTCTGATCCGCCATACAAACCATCTCTTACCTTTCCGCGCTTATCTTTTGCCGCCATAACCCAAATCCTTTCTCTTTACGCTTTCCACTTCAATCACCGTCCGGAACATTTCAGCGTCCGAATTGTGTGTCTTTCAGACACACACACAATTCGGACGTTATGAAATTTTGTTCGATGGCGTTTTCGGACAACTAAGGACGCATTTTCGGACGCTTTTAGGACACTTAACATGACTTTAGGACGTTTCATTTCGGACGATTTGATGCTTCAAAAATCACTTTCGGACACAATCCGGACGCTAACCCTGTTTTTGCCTACTTTTTAGGCATTTCTTGATGTTTTGGCGGCAAACCCGGACGCACTTTCGGACGCCTAAAAACCTTCTTCGTTAATCGGTTTGATCCACACTAGATCGTTTCTTATGGCGGCAAACTCAAGCTCAACTAATTTGTCCTTCACTTCCTTCCAACGCTTCCTCTTATCGCTTTCCTCCACATCGTTCCCTAGCCTGGCGTACACCTCATCCCGCCAACGCTCTAACGTCACCACGCGATGGCGTTCACCCTGAACAATCTGGTATTGCCCTTCCGTCTTCACAATATGGCGGAGCGCTTCCCTGCCCATCGACTGATGCTTACCGCGTCCTGAGTTCGGCTTTGCGTTTTGTGGCGGTCTAAAGCCAACGCCATCGGGTAACTCACCCTCGAAAGGTTTGACCACTAGCGTATTGGCTAAGTCATCCTCGAATCCCAGGTTGAGCTTGGCGGCTGATGTTTCGTTCGTTTCCTGCTGATCAAAGTTCACTGATTCCATCGAGAAATGAATCTCCACACCGTCCTTGCCATCCTTTTGCTTCGTCACTTTGAGCGTGCCTGACATTTGATCGGTATGGCGGGTAATCTCAATCTGCGTGTCCACAGCACCTAAAAAGCTAGAGTGACCGCGTAGACCTAATGAGGCGTCCTTACCTGAATGGTGGACAACTAAGAGCGCTGCGCCAGTGGCTTCCTGCAAGCGTCCACAATTGCTGATGAAACTGCCCATGTCCTCTGACGCGTTCTCGTTGCCGCCGCCAAAGGCGCGGGCTAAGGTGTCAATGATGATCAATTTCGGACGCTGGATTTCGGACGCTCGTATGGCGGCTATCACGTCAGCAAAATCCTGATCTGATGATCGTAGGTTAACTTGCGACCTGATCACGCCAACGGGTATGTCCTTGAGTTCATACGCGTGGCGTAAACCAGAAATCCTTGTCCCAATACCGCCATGGCCTTCGCCTGCGATGTATAAGACCTCACCGGCTTGCGGCACTTCGTGCGCCAGCCACGAATCCCCACTAGCGATCATGGCGGCTAAGTGCAGCGCGATAAACGATTTGAACGTGCCTGGTGGGCCATAGAGCGCCATGAATCCCTTCTCCGGGACAATCCTATCCACCAACCACTTAACAGGCTCATCCTTCGCGTCACGCCACATCTCAACCCTGTAGCGTTGCGCTTCCTGCGCTTCAACAACTTCGGCAAACGGTTCCTTCTCCGGCACAACGGATTCGGGTTCCGTCTCTGCTTTCTCATCAATCACTAGTCGTTGTGGCGGCACAACGTCCTCGAAATCCTCAATCACTTTAGCGTCGGCAACGCGCCTGGCGAATTCCTCAAATGTGAACCCTCGCCCGATAAACTCTTCAGCGTCATCGCCAATCGCTGACTCGTCATCGGCTAAATCAACCACCTTGATCGCTTGCGCTACACCTTGCAAGTCCCTAACGACACGTTTGGCGTACTTCCAGCCAGGTCTATCGTTATCGGGTAGAACTACTACCAATCGACCATGAAACCATGGCGTGATGGCGGCAGGCCACTCGCTCGACCCCGCGTGCGCCGATATGGCGACCACATCGAACATGCCAACCAAAAACTCTGCGGCCTTTTCGCCCTCGGTCACGAATACCGGCGCCATGGGTCTTGCGATCATGAGCGGTAAGCCGAACGGTATGGGCGTCCAGTTGCGGATCGTTGGTACGCGCTCGCCATTGATAAGGTGATATTGGCGGTACGTCTTACCGCCACCTTCAACGTCATACCTGACTTTTTGTGCCGTGACTTCACCGTTCTCATCGATGTAGTCCCACGCCATCACTTCTTTCATCGTTGGCGGCACAATCGGCCTAATACCCGATAACGGATCACGCGCAACTAATGGGCGGTTCCAGTTCAGCGAATTAGGCAAGTGCGGCTTGATGGCGGCAAACACATCCTCCTGATCGCACCCGCCAAAGCACTTGAATAAAAACTTCTCACCGACTTGCGTAATCGCCAATGATGGATGCCGATCACCCTTGCCATTACCATGCCCAGGTACCGGGCAAGACGCAAGCCACCCCCTCTTGTAACGCTTGGCGTTACCAAGCGCTGCGGCTAATAGTTCTGCGTTCATCTAGGCGCCGCCGGATTGCCTTGCAGCACAATGCCTTCGTGCTTTGGTCCTTTGAAGTCATGGCGGACAATGGACCCCGCTGAAATCTTCACGCGATTGGCGATTTGCTTACCCGGAAGCACATAAGATCCAATACCCATGATCACCGCCACGCCAATCACGCAATCGCCGCACACTTCCGTATTCGGAAACATCGTTGTCCATCCATGAATCACCGAGTCATGCCCAACCGTTGCGTTCGTATTCATAAATACAAAATCGTTAATCCAGGCATCCGCCGTAACGATCACTTGCGGTGCTAACACGCACCCTTTGCCAATGCGAGCGTATGGCGAGACCGTGGCAGTGCGGTGGATATACGTCCCCCATCTTTCCTCGTTCTCAACAACAATCGCTTGCTTTGCATCGGGGTCCGCCACAGCAAGCAAGAATTCAGCACCAGGAAACGCGCCCTCTCGGATGCTTTCCACCACGGGATACTTGGCGGCATAGCGCTTGCTGTTAAACGGTTGCGTTGAAACCACGCACACAATCTCGTGCGTACCTTCCTCCTCGATGTAGCCAATCAATTCCTTGGCAAGCCCTCCTGAACCAAAGATGACGTACTGGTTTTTGCGCTTTGCCTTTTGATACATGTTGTGATCGCCGCTCATGTGTTCTTCTCCCTTAGCTTGGCTTCGATGGCTTTACCGAATGCTTTGATACCGTAATTACTGCCATGCTGATAAAGATACTTATCTGCATAGTCATGTATCTCCTCATCCGTCAGCCCAACCCATTCAGCAGCCTTTGGTGGTGCGGTGTAGATGGTCTGCCAATTAACTTCCTTTGAAGTACCAATTTGGCTCGTGTCGTTGGCATAAACCCATCCATCGGCAACAGTCCAACACACCGGCTCTTGCTCTGTCTCCAGTGCTTGGCGCAGGGCTTTAACGGCATCGTCAAACATTTGAACGCTGCTTTTGCTTTGGTACAACTCCAGCGCTTCTAGCGCCACCTGCATAGCTTTTCTGCTCATGATTTCTCTCCTGTTGCCTTGGCGATGGCAGCGCTGGCTTGATCGATTAGCGCCAAGTAATGGCCGTGTTCCGGGAGCCGTGCAATGCGTTCTGCAAGCGCCAGCAGATCGGGAGCGGCGGCGATCAGGCGAGCGTTGGCTTCTGATTCAATTGCACCGTAGCGTCCTTCTTCATCTTGCGTTCCCACGATGAATCCTTCTTTCGGTGCGTAGACCGTGAAGCCTTGACGGACTGCTGGATCAACAACCCACGGCCCCGGTGTGTGTTTCATAGCTTCTCTATCCATGATTCTTCTCCTTGAGTTTGGCTTCGACTTTACGGAGCAATACATAGGCATACCGTTTAAACCGAGCAACCAGCAGCGCCATCTGCATAGCTTCACGGCTCATTTGTCACTCCCAAACGCGTAAACAGGAAACTTGGATAAATCCGGATAGCTCATCTCAATATCCTCCATGACCTTTGGCGATCCATCACGATCCCAAAACTGATTCATGAGCAACAGACCACGCGCTGCTACATCCGGCATCATGTAAAAGTTCCAGCCGATCATGTCGAAATGATCGTCGTGATAGG